ATTAATGACGGGAGTTATAGCCTGGATCTTTTCGGAAATACGCTCCTGGACCTCAGTAGCTGTCATATTTTTCCGATCTTCCAGCATACGAAACAAGTCTACAAAGAAATTATCTTCAATCTCTTTCTTAAGCTCCTGCCTATATTGGCCAATAGATTGAATATCAATATCAGGCCGGTAAAACTCTGGTCTCCCCTTTGTAGCATCAAAAAAATTGACCGCTCTTGGTGATAAATCAATATCATCCAAGTTAGAACCATTCGGAAGAAATACAGGAGGTTCAATTTTCATATGCGCACCAGCTAAGATCATTTGTCTTATCTGACATATTTCTCTTAATGAAGGCAGCAACGTGAATGAAGGGCCACGACCATAAGGTGTTGTACTCTTCTTGTAAAATCTTGGTACATGATACGGAAAGCTTAAGTATCCATCTTCTTTACAAATATGTTTCTTTTCCTTCTCATAGTAGTAAGAGGCAAAAGGCATATTTTTATTATCGATCTTTTCAGGATCATAACCAACTCTAGGAAATACAGCATGAATAAAATCAAATTCTGTGTACATTGTTTCCGGGACACTATTCGCTTTTTGTATTTCTTTAGAAACATTTTCTTCACCAAACTTCTGCACAGCCTGGCGAGCTTCCATTTTAAATTCACGAAAAACAGTATCAACTAAGCCATCATGACTTTCAGCTATGCAGCATTGAGCAATAGAATAGTTTTTACATACGAGCTTCTGCTCTTTCATTTCTGTGTATTGAACACCAGTGTTAAGAGCTATCCAGCTTTGCATAAGTTCAAAAGCTTCAAGAGCAAAGTTAGAACCCTGGAGAATCTTCAAGGCTTTTTTACCAGCCTCACTCATGTAGTTACTTGCTTCCTCACTCTCATTCACTTTATCATCTGCAATGCGATAACTAAAGAACTCATCACCCATGTTAATAGTATTGGAAAATATTCCGGAAGCTAAAGATATTATTGAAGTCATTCCGACTGTATCAAAAGGAACATCAGTAATCTCATTCGGACTATTCTCACCATAAACAAGATCTTGACTTTCAGGTATATAGTACTTATAACACTCTTCCCAATCACCCTGCAATTGCTGCTGAGTTGACTTAAGCTGAGTAAACATTTTATCTAGCTGTTCACCGGAATATTTTCCATTAGGCATTATTGACCACCCCCAAGGAGATTTGAGCCTGTCTGATTGTTTTGAATCAACTGTGTTGATTTACGGCCTTTTTTGTTTGCCAGTTTTCTTCGTGAGTTATTTGCAGCCGATTGAACTGAGTCATCCTCACGTTTTACTGGTGCATGTACTGGTGGTGGTGGTGGTGGAGGCTTAGGTTTTGAACCGCCTTTTCCCATAATAATACCTCATTACTTTTGTTAATAGTCTTCAATGAGATATACGGGCTTCGCGCCTACCAATAGCATATTCATGCGTACCAGGATAAAATTCAAAGCCTATTCTTTCTGCAAATTGTATAACTGACTCTTTGTTTTTGTCTATTGTGCATCTCAATTCAATACCCTCGTCATCAATAAACTTTTCAAACATCTTCCAGCCTCTAAGAATATTTCCAGGAAGTAATTTACAAAAATGTATTGAGGCTATTCTATCCTTAATGAATTCCAGGATAACAAAAGCTAAAAGATCCTGGTTATACCATGTCATTAGCCAGCAATGATTCTGAATGTATTCAACAGTTTCAAGTACATTCATGTCGTAATCTTCCATTATGTCAATCTCACCATATTTCTCAACAGCACATTCAATAATGGTAGTTAAAACAGCCTCATCACTAACCAATGACATTTGCATTTATTTTAATTCCTTAAGCTCGTATTTAGCTTTGGATTTTGCTATCTTCTCCAAGTCGCCTTTACTAAAACTCTCAGTAGTTAATTTGACTTTTTTGTTGTTTATAAAATCGCAGGCTATTACACCGCCCAGATAAAGAGCAAACTCTTTTGATTTGCTTACTTTCACAGTTGGCTTTTTTGGTGCAGCTGCTTTTTTCTTAGCTGGCTTTTTCTTTTCTTCACTCATCGTCTTCTTATTCCTATTCTAAGGTTACTTTTTGCTTGGTAAGATCTTCTTTTGTTATTGTGATGGGCAGCTTTAGTTTCAGCTCTGGCAAGCTCCAACTCATCCATTGACCAATAACGGGCAGCATCGATAAGGTGGTTATAATCGTCAATCGGCTCATTTATGAAAGAACCGTCCATTTTCTGCTTAAACTTGTACTGCTCAAACTCCATTTGTAGATTCATGCTGTTCTTATGTAAGTGTATACGTCTGGACTTCATAAGGTCTAAGCCGGACATAATTGAATCTTTTCCCTTCACACAAGGATGAATATTAAAGCCGGAAGTCTGTAAATCTGAAATAGCTCCAGGATTAGCGCAGTCAGCTACTATTTTCCAATCCTTTGAAATGCCCAACTCTTGTAATCTGGATTCTATACAAGGTCGGGAAGGATCAGATAAATTCTTAGTTATTAAAAGCTCCTGCTCATAAAACATTTCTTGAAGATATAAATCACCCTGGAATAATGCACACTTTACCAATGCCGTAGGATCATTAGAATAACCAAAGTCTAAGCCGAAGCCCCACTTTTGGCAGTATTCACGCTCAGGGAATTTATCAAAGGGATTCCAAAGTTTAAATATTGCGCCCTGCACTCTTCCACGCTTACCGAGTCCGTACACATCCCATTTAAATTGGTCTGCTGTGCCTTGGCGAATATTAACCGGATTCTCAGGATTATACTTTTCAATCTCCCTTATCTGCTTATCAGACAGAAATGGATTATCCCGGTAAGTAGACCGGAAGAAATAAACGCCTTTTTCTTGAGTAAGTATCTGACTGAAAACCCAATGCTGCGACAAACTTGGATTGTAGTCCATAATTGTTAGGCCAGTTGTACGATAAGTAACCTGAGCATAAGCATCTTCATTTATTTCCATCACCTCATTCAACCAGGCAATGTCCTGTCGGCATCCTTGCAGCTTCTGTGGATCTCTTGTGCCTTCAAAGCACATTTGAGAACCATTTATAAATGTGTAAGTTTTTTCTATCTTATTCCACTTACCAGCCTGTATCCAATAGTTATTAGTGCCGTCCTTATCAATACCTAAAGCCTCACCATGCAACTGCATAGCCAACTTAAAGTCATTAATGGTGGTTTTATTGTGAGTTATTGAGTCAGCACGAAAGCAGCGCGCCACAGCTCCAGGTCGATTATCCAGTTCAATTATTAAATATTGGCAGATTGAGACTGTTTTACTTGAACGCGTTGAACCTTCCATAACGGCAATGTCAGCATCATCAGGAAGGTCTAAGAGGAATTCAAGATTAACAGTCCCGGATAGCTCAGCCATTATAAAACCAAAAAGTCTTTTATCTCTTCAATACTACTTTGCAGATCTTTTATTTGGCTGGCTTGTTGAGTAACTAATGTTCTAAGATCATCAATCTGCTTTTGCTTTCCTGGCTGATAAGTTGACTTATCTCGATTAACGCCATTAATTTGATCAATCTCAGCCTGTGAGTACTTTTTATAATTCATCACTTAGACCTCTTCTTTCTTTTCAGAGGAACATGGCAATCTTTGCAGCAGCCAGAAGAAGGATATTCAACAGGTTCAATCTCGCATTTTTTGCAAACTTCTATGGGATCAAGATCTTTATTAACAGATTCAATCTCAGGCTTTTCATTTCCACCATCATTATAAACTGGCTCAGGATTAGCAGGAGCATCTTTTTTAACTAAAGCACCATCAACTATTTTCTGTTGATCGACTTCAACCGGTAAACCTGGACCAAGTTCAAGCTCTTGAACCTCAGTTGCAGAAGTATTAGCAGGTGAAGACTCAAGGCTTTTAACCCTTTTCTGTAAATCTTGAATAGCTTCAGTCTGTAAATCAAGTATTTTCGATATTGCTTCTATTGGAGTCATTTTTTCCGTCCTTATTTCTAACTATGTTTATTTTAAGTGACCCGGCCAGGTTCACAGATTGATCTATTTCTTGCTTATCTTTCCACCCTAAACAGTTCTTGGAGTAGAAAATAGCAAAGGTGGTATTGACTGCACCTTGCATACCTGCCTGGATGAAAAAACTCTCAAGTAATTTCTTAGCTTTTTTATATGCTCCACGAAACTCTGGATATTTTTCCTTCCATCTATTCATGGATTCATCACTTACATTGATAGAATGAGCGAAGTCTATAAAGGTCGGATATTTCTTTTCACCTGATTTATATTCCTCAACATCAATACTAAAGTAATCAATAATTTTCTGGCAATATTCAGGTTTATATTTTGTCGGTCTTCCTCCGACTCCTTTTCTGCTTTTCTTTGGCTGTTCAGGCATAAGCAAAACTCTCTTTTTATTTACTTATACGCTTTTTGGCCTGCCTCTTGGCTTCTGCTTAAAAAACCAATGTCCTCTCTTATTGTAATCTATACGCCACCTTGATATGGTTTTATTACCTAACCCTAGATCTCTTGCTATTGCCCGTGAACTAACACCGGCTTTAAATAATCTCACAGCCTCAACCTTTAAAACATGCCTTTGTTTGTCAGTTAATTGCCTTCCTGACGTTATTCCAGCCTCCTTTAGTATATTACTAAATAAAATTAGCTCATTTTTAAGTGTGTCATTATTATTATTTTTTAATTTTTCTCGATCTTCTATAAAATATCTCTTATGTTTTCGAAGCTCATCCATTAAAGAAGTAAAGGCCATAGACTTAATATAAGACTTAGGACTTTTCTCAGGATCAATCTTTTGCCACTTCTCAACAAACTTTACAGTAAACCGGCCTAAAGCGTCTTCTCTGGCTGCCTCTGGTATATCTTGCCGTCTGTTTATATGCTTCTTTGCTATATCAATTGCCACAATAGCTAGATCATTTGTACAGTATTCTAACTCCAGGGCTTCAAGTAATAGCTGTTTAATATCAAGATTCATATCTATTAGCTCGCTATTTTATTTGAGTTACTTTTTATTAGCCTTTTTAGCCAAATTTTTTTTACACTTGCAGCTTTTAGGGCCATACCCGCACCCCTTACAAAAATAACTATTAGCCATTTCTTTAGGGTTGTTGCGGTTCCAGCTTCTTTTATGCGTCATTTCTCACCTACTTTCTTTCCTAGTTTAGCCCAACAATCACCATGATAGACTTTCATAGGCTCATATTTTACTAGACTGATTTTACCGCCACATAAGGCGCACTTTGTTGTATATGACTTCTCACTCATCACTCACCTCCAGCTCTTCATCTAATGTAAATAAACCACACCTTTGAATCTCTTGGATAATCCTATCAGCAATACGTATAGTTCGAGAATCAGTAGAAAAAGTTTCAATAATAGTTGCTATGATTCTTTCAAACTCATCATTACGCTTTTTCAACTTGGCGTTTTCTTGTTCGAGGTTTTTAACATGCTCGTCACGCCAGTATTTTGATTCTCCATCCATTCCGTAACTCATCCTCTACACCTCCAGCTCTTTGAGTTCTGCTCTGACAAGAAACAAAGCATGCTTCATTATCATATAATTATACTTGATTTGCTCAAAGGACTGACAACGGTCATAATCGCATATATTCTCTTCAGATATTCTCTGTAGAAACTCCCTTAGCTTGGCGTTTTCTTGTTCGAAATGATTTAAAAGATCTTCAAGCTCTTCGCAATCCCAATACCCCCCCTCTAAACAATCCCAAATCATCTCCTGAGCTTCACAATATTTATATCTCTTACTCACTTCCCAACCTCTCGATTTTAACCAATGCGCCTTGCTGACAAGATGTATAAACCTTCCTAGATATTAGATTCACAACCTGGCTATCATTCTTTAACAAACCAGCATCCCCAAAAGCATCCAAAACAGCCTTATTTAAATTGTCGTTATCTGGCTTAGAAATATGATACTTTGGAGCACTCGCCTTAAGCTTATCTTGATTCCTTCCAGTACCGTAATGAGATTTAGGGCGCTGAAAATAATACTCAATAGTCACAGCAATAGCCTCATTGTATTGACCTTGAGACTTTAATAAGTCATGGGCTACTTTTGTACACATGCAGCGCCATTCTGTCTTTACCGAATAAACCCTTGCATGTTTGCCAAAGTTTGTAGCTCTCGGCCTTCCCTGGGGCTTAGGACATCCAGGAATAAAAAATTCTAATGGTTCAATCATCCTCTCACACCTCCTTTATAAAATTCAATCGCCTGCAACTTAGGCCCTTCAACTTCAACCATCTCAAGCCAGCTTTTATAGCTTGTATGGCAGCACTCAAAATTTAGCCTAGAACCATCTTTAAATATGATTAAAATATTGCTTACATCATGCTCATTTGCCGGTTCTTCATTGTCCCAGTTCAGGAACTTAATGAGGTGTACTTTCCGGCCAGTGTATTTATTTGTGCTGCTCATTTCTCTTGCCTCCTTAACCATTCTTGATACTTCCCATTTTTTTCCTGGTCTTCTCTGAAAGCCTTCCTCTGAGCCTCATTTTTAGCACGTTTATTAATCCCTTCCTGCCTGAGAATTTTGTGCCCTTGCTC